GAATACATCTGTTGGCATTGTAAGGCCAATAGAAACAGTCAAGTCGGTATTGACAGCATATCTAAAGACAATAGCGTTGCCTTGGCCATCAATTGTAACTAATGAGACAGGGTCTGTAATTGCCGGAATTAACTGATCGGTGGTGATACTAGCACCAACCTTAAGTTCCTCAATTATGACTGTTTTGGCTACATCTGTTGCCATTATCTGGTTACCTGTGGGGATACTCTAAAAGATCCTTCTACAAGCCTTATAACATTAATGCCTGTTTGTATTTCTAAGTCGTACACATATGTGCCTGTCACTAAAGCATCTGTATCTGTGGCAGCAACTAGGAGTGATATAACATTGTCTAGAAGCGATATACGGCCATTTTCTGTGGTTAATTCAAGCAAAATGGTAGTTGATGTCACATTAGGTCGAACTTGCATTCTTGCCGTAGAAGAATTGAAATCTGGCTCGGTGGAGTCTGCATTAACTACGGTTATTTGCCGTGAAAATGTAGCACCTTGTTCGCAAATTATATTATAAGTTCCAGCAAGCATTTGTAATTCTCCTTCTAGAACATATTAAACGGTTCACCGTAAAACATCAATTCAAAAGGGTACGAGTCGTAAATAGGTTTGAATCTTTTATTGTCAGGAATAGTGGTGGCAGTTTGGGTAACAATAGGGAAATACTTCTGCTTTGAAATAAATTGGGCTAAATTATGCCCCCTATATATGTAAGACCTATTTGAGGGGTTGCTTTCTGCTGGATACGATGTTTTAAAACCTATATATAAAAGTTTAAATACAATGTCAGAATAAAGGAAATCTGTTATACCCCAACCGGAAGCAATTGGATTAGCTACATTAAAATCGCCACCAAAAAAGTTTCTTGGATAAGGCCTTGATTCAACTCCAGTAAACAAAAGTTCCCCTGGTTCAAATCCAACAAATGTACGCTGATTAACTCTTCCAAGAGCGTTGTATATGTTCTTAGATTGTCTTAATGTTGGAAATGTAAAGTTATATGGAACCATGTGCCATGTCATATTAAATACAGTTTTAGGAACTAAGGTTTTACCGCTAAACCCAGGAAAACCCTTTTTGTTTACTTCTGCATCATCAGAAAGAAATGAATACTCTCCCGCTTTTATAGTAAGATATTCGGCAGCTACACTAGTGGAATAAGATACATTTCTCATGTATTCTTGCTTAACAGCTTGAACAGTTACTTGGCTTCCATCATCTTTGTATGCAACTACATTTGAAGTTGGAATAGCGGAATCATTTAAAACAAAATATGGCAAAGGTGTAAAATTTAATGTGATTTCATATTGGTCATAAGCACCATAATACTCAGGAACTTTTTGATAACTTACGCCAGCATTAGTTAAAACCTTGTCCATTTTGTTACTAGTTCTTTTTAAACCAATACCTTTAATCGAACTAATGTTGCTTGCGTATAACCATCTGTAATAAGGGTGGCACATAGGCATAATTCTGTTTACATATTTTCCTGTGCTATCAAGCGAAGCATATGGAAAAACAGTTTGCAAAAATGCATCAACTTTCCCTGTTGGCCCAAGTGGCCCATCAACCACATAAGACATAGTTGCACTAGCGGAACCTTCTATTCCAAAGCTTCCACCTCCAGGGGATATACTGTCAATTCGTTCTTTTAAATCAGGTACTATCATTAATGAACTCCTCCAGGCATCATGTAATTTCCACCAAGATAAGGTTTACTTGGTGCTGCTGGTTCGGGTGGCTTTTCAATAGTATTCACTTCGACCTTTTCGCCAGGCTTTTTAACAAGTTTATCTGTGTTTTCTGCAATATCTTTTAAATAATCTATTTGTTCTTTTTGCTTTTCGCCTTCTGGTATCTGAATCATTAATGATGCTTTTCTTATTTCATCACCAATACCTTCAATAGATGTGCTTCCAACTTCTCTTACAGCAGCACCCACGGAAGCACCTTTTTTAACTCCAGCAGCATTTCCAGTAAATGTATCCATACCAAACTTTTGTACATTTTCTGATGCTTTTTTAAGGCCTCCAAGGCCTGGGATATAAGAAAGAAGTTCAAGAATTTTCCCAAATCCTATTATAAGGCCACCAAAAATATATTTCATGCCATCAGAAAACGCTTTAAATATAACGGATATAACATCAAATATTTTTATAAAATTAAAAAACCCTGTTAAAACATAAGTGATCACATTTATAAGACCACTAAACACATTTATGAGTGGTTTTATTCCATCAAGGAAATCATTTAAAAGTTCAACTATGTAAGAAAATGCTGGAGCAAGAAGGCCAATTACTGCTTGATACAATGGCATTACCGCTTCAACTATGATCTTATACATCTTTCCAAAACCTTCGTATAAATCCGTAGTTGCAGTAGCAACAGGAACCATTGCATCTGCCATTGTTCGTTGAGCTTCAGTAAGCCTCATAAACATTGGGATTAACCCTCTGCCAACAACAGCCTCTAAGTCATTAGCAACGATTTGAAACTGCATCGTTAGTGCTGGAGCAACTTTGCTTATCATTCCTCCAAACATGGACATGATGTTGTTTGATGTTGAAACAATAGCGTTGAAAGAAGCCATTATCACAGCACCACCAGCAAGTGCAGCAGCAAATGGAGCAACTATTGCAGCAGCAATTGGATTTGATGCTGCTGCTGTACCAAGTCTTCTACCAGCACCTCCAGCAGCACCTCCTGCACCAGCAGCACCTCCTGCACCACCACCACCACCACCACCACCATAACCACCACCACTAAACATTCCACCTAATGTTTGAAACGCTTGACCACCAAGCCCACCTAATCCACCTTTAGCACCAATACCACTAGTTATCTGGTTGAACAAAGAAGGGAATTGATTAAAAGAATTTCCTACATTTATAGAAGCATTATGAAGAGATGCAAATGCTGCTGTTGATTGCAATATCTGTGCAGTATTATTTGCTTGAGCAACATTGCTTGCACCATTTGGCCCAACTTGAACAACTCTATTGCCTCCAGGTGGTGGAGGTGCTGGTTGTGCAGCTAACGGAATTCCTTGACCACCTTGATAAGCTTGTGGTGCTATATTTTGCGGAACATAATTGTTAGCCAATGGAACAGATTGACCACCCTGATAAGCCTGTGGAGTTACATTAGGTGGAACATAGTTTTCATTTATTCCTAAAGAAGCATATCCACCTTGATACATTTGGCCAGAAGTTGGAACAGTTCTTGATGCTACCGATTGAGAAGCACTAGACGCTTCCGCTATATCGTAAAACAGGTTTTCTAAAACACTAGTAACTTCGACTGCCTGTTGCGATAAAGATTCTCCTAGTCCATCAATTGCATCTTGAGCTTGTTCAATATAAGTTCTTGGGTCTAATGCTGCTTGAATTTCTAAAGCTAAAGCCTGTGCCTGATCTGTTGCATCACCAAGCATCGACCTCACATCTTCCATTAAAGATGCAACTTGAGTTTGGTTTTCTATTTGTAAATTTCCAATGTTTCCTAAAACACTATATATTTCTCCAGCATTGTATTCTTGATTCTGAGTTCCTTCTTATTGATTTCTAGGTCTATCAAGAACTTCGTATAACAAAACATTTTGTCTGTAAGTAGTACCTGGATCGAATTGTTCTGTTTGTCTTGGTTGCGTAGTTCCAATAATACTAAATCTTGTTGCCATTTCCTGTGAAAGTCTAGTAGCATTAGCAAATACATCATTCCATGCAGCAGCAGAATCTGTTAATCCAGTCAAAAGATTTTTAGGTATATCAACCCCTGGGCCAGCGGGTTTATTTGCTGTAGCCAGTAATCCCATATCCATAGAAAACGGTTTTTCTTTTTTGCCTTTCTTTTGTTCTCCAGACAATCCCTCGCCAACAGTTGCCATTGCCCTTTTTTCAGCCATATCAAAAAAATAACCAAACCCATTAGCAATTTCTTGCATTGGATCTGATATGGCTTTTATGATTTCTGGTACTGGCAATAAAGCTTGTTTTTTTTCTTTAGCTACCTTTTCTTTTTGCTCTTTAGCTAAAGCTTTTGCATCTGCATTCTGCTGAATTGTTATTTTCTTCTGAATATCAGATGCTTGTTTTTCTCTTGCACTCTTTAATTTTATTTCGCTAATAGCAAGACTATTTAAAGCCATGTCTTGCTTTGCTTTTTGCAATACTGGATCTTGCTCTTTAGCAGCAGCAGGTTTTGGTGGTTTTGCCACAGAAACTGGTGGCATTTTAATGTTTTTTATCACCTTGATGCTTACATCAAGTGACTTAATAACATCAACCATTTCGTTTTGAAGTGTTTTTACGGAGTCTGTTACTCCGCTCATGCTTGTTTTGAATTGGCCTGCAAATTCACCGAATGATCTGCCAAAAACATCGCTTGCAGAACCAACAGCTACTGCAATGTCTTCAACCGCTTTTACGAGGTTTCCAGCCATTGCAGCACTATCGTCTATTGGGATTCCATTACTCATGTCTATTCCTCGACTTCATAAGGATTACCATGCTTTTTGAAGAAGGCTTCACGCATAGTGTTTACATCTAATCCCAATACAGACCCAAGCTTTATAAACTCTTCATACTCGTTTCTTAAGCCGTTCCTTTTTACCAAACAATCCCTTTGAAGCCATTCATGCCCAACAGAAAGATAAGGGATTGGATTTCCCTTATCATCTCTTTTCCTATAATATAATTCAATTATCTGCTTGTCAGTAAGTCGTTCTATTTCCCAAGGTCTAAGCAAATATGGCTTATCCATAAGGTTTGCATAGAAGTTTCTTAACTCAGGTGGAGGAATCGGGTCGTTCTTCCTTACGGTTGAACTTCCACCACCTTCTTCAAGTTTGGGTAGCTTTTTTCCCTGACAATATCCATTACAACTGAATACCTTTCGGTTTCAGCCATCATCATTTGCTCAATCTCTGCTTCTGGAGCATTAAATATTAATGCTGTAAATGTAACTGATCCACAGGGGGTAGACAATGATTGTATGCTTCTATCTGAACCAAAAGAATATACCCCAGATGCAATATCTCTTGTTACAGAAGATACCGCTTCTCTAAATTCAACAGGATCAAGGTATTCTTTCATTTTAAAAATAGAATCGAGAGCTTTCTTCTCCATTCTTTTTTCGTATTCAGATTTAACCTTTTGGGTTATAAGCCCTGCCGTGTACTTCTTACCATTGAACTCAATGGTAAGTGATCCTTCTCCACTAGGAACATTAAGTAATTCCGTAACTCCATTTGCCATAGCTTCCTATCCTTTATTAAAGAGCAAAAGTAAAAGCACCAGTAGTTTTTACTGTCATTTTTACTTTCTGAACATCCTTTGCATCACTTGACCAATCAACCGAACTAACCCTACAAAAAGGGAATGTTATTGCAGTACCACCAGCTATTGCATAAATACTGACTGATATTAATTCGCCTTCTGCTGGATATCCAACACCAGCAAAAAACGCATTGAAACTTATTTCTGCATCCCACATACCAACAGCGTGTGAAGCAAAGCCTTCATCCATAAAGTTAGTTGTATCAGGAGTATCAGAATTAGATGTAACACTAAAATCAGATGCTGGAATGGTATTAACACCTATTGTTATAGCACCAATTTTTCCTGGTAAATAAGCCATTACAAAACTCCTTGTGTTAGTCAACAATCATAAAAGAATATGATCCAGTAGTCTTCATTGTCAAAGATACTTTTTGTGCATCCTTGGCAGCAACATTGTATTTTACCGAGGTTATAGTGCATAATTCAAATGCAAAAACAATAGCCGAAATAGGGTATTCTGGATTTGCAGCGGGGTTGTTTCCAGTAGGGTTGATTCTTACATCAACTTTTTGACCAGCATAGAATCCTGTTACAAGTGCTGGATCATAAGCAACATCGCAAGAAATTTCTGCTTCTTTAACACCAGATACTGTCTCAACAAAACCTCCAGAAATGGCGTTTGAAACATCTGGCAAATCTGCCTTACCAGAAACAGTAATATTGGTAGCTGGCAAAGAAAGTGCTGGAGCCCCGCCACCTGTTGCAACCACCGTTACAAAGCCAACCTTGCCTGTGATAAATGGGCCTGATGATCTAGCCATTAAATGTCTCCTTGTTCAAGAAATCCGTAAATAAGTCTAAATCCGGTTACTTTCCAAACGGTATTTATTCCGTCAATGTTGAACGGAGGAACACCTTTTACATCAACTGTAGTTGGACTAAGCATACCAGAAACATTGCCTAATTTGTATATTATTTTCCTAATATCTGTTCTTTGTGTCAAAGATTCATATGTCAAATCTCTGTTATATTTTTCGACATAAAAAACTTTTACCTGGTATTTGAATTCAGTCCAGCCATTCAATGCCATCATTCCTGTTATTTCACCATCTTCTGAGGGTGAAACAATAACGCATGGAAATGAGTCTGTATCCATAATCATCGCAGCTTTACGCTTATAAACGGTAAACGAAGCAGCAGTAAGATTAGTTGCTACACCATCAATAATTACTGTAAACCGATCATCTTCTGGAGCAGATCCATATGTAGACCTTGAAGCTACAGTAGGAAGGTTTCTTTTTATTATTTTTGGCTTTTGCATTATATCTCCGTTGAACACTCTAGAGAATAATAGCTTTTGTTAGACACAGAATCGATTGAATTTATGTAAAAGTTTTCATTTGTATCTGTAGATATCTTTCCATTTATTTCTGGCATCCAAGGAGAAACATTTGCTGTAAAAATCAACCATCTTGTAGACGATTCAATCCTCATTACACCATTTTGATCCATGTAGGAATAAGTACCTTGCCTACGAAATCCATAACTTGTAACAGCCTGTGACCCATTAGGATTAACGATTGTTAGTCTTTCTGGGTTATCCATTATCTTGTAATTTGCTGTAAGGTCTATCGTAGGCATACACATCCCTTACATGAATTGAGTTTTAAATGTCTGTGGATTAACATAGGTAAGCAACTTGTTTACTTGCGTAATGTGCTGCAAGGTTTGCTGCCTCCACTCTGTTCTAGAAACAGCAACACCTTCCCATGAATAAGAAGGTTGAGGGTTAGTAGAATCCTCTACTAATGCGTTTATATAGTTGTTTCGTATGGTCAGGAGGTTTTCGGCTGGAGTTGGCATAATAACCTCTTAAAAAGAAAGCTAGGGGCCAAGAACTGGCCCCCAACCTCAGGGTAGGTAGGACTAAGCAGGGAGTCCTTGAACAACATAACGAGGATCAGTAACACCAGCAGAACCCCACCAAGAAGCCTTGATGGCAACCGCAATGTCCTGATTGAACTCGGCCCAATTATTCGCTGGAGCTTGAACAACTTCCATAGGCTTGGCTTCTCTCCAGACAAACGCTTTCTTGAAGTTACCCAAGTAAACATATTTGTCTGCGGTGGAAGCAGCAATACCGCTGGTTACCAACAGGTTTCTCGCATGAGCGGATGTGAGAAGACCGTAGTTGTTATCCAATGGGTTAGGACTTTCCAACTGCTCAACATCACCAGAAGTGGCAAAAGGCCCATTTTTGGTAACTGTCTGAGGATTGAGAATCCTACTTGCAGTATACTTTTGGAAAGGCATAACAAGCATTTGCATACCAGGGCCAAAGATATCGATTGGTTTACCAGTATTGGGGTCTTTCATCTGGTAGAACAATTGTTCTAGCGTATTAATGCTAGCAAAATTGCTCAACGCATAAGAAGTCACCTTGTTGATGAAACCAAAAGTCATGCCAGCTTGAGCGGTTGCTGAATAGGTATTCAGAGTAGCTTCTGCACCAGCAGCAGTACCGTATACATAGCTACCTGTGAGGCCGAGTACCGTGTTAAGAATTCTTTCTTCACGCACTAGACCGCAATAAGTACCTACAGATTCAGCAGATGCCAAGGCCTGTGAAGTCTTATCCGAATAAATCATTTCAGCGGTAATCGCACAAATTCTACCCACCTTTTCGATGGCTGGAAGTCGTACATAGTTACCAGAGAACTGGGTTTGTGGATAAGGCATACCAGGTTGAACCACTTCTGGCGAAGGGCTGATATCAGACAACCAAGGAATGATCTCAGTTGAAAGGTTCTGGCCAGCAGGGATGGTCGATACAAGTTGATCACCAATGAATGATGCTAACTTATACTTTTCTTGAACCGTAGTGATAAGGATCTGACCTGTGATGGCAGCAAAGTTAGAAGCATCTACTGCTTCGGTTGCTTCCATAAAGGTTCGATCTGGGCCATTGAAGCGATTAAGTTGTTCGGCCCAATCGTCACCCATGATGCCTTCTGCAAGGCCTCTAAGGGAAATTCTGCTTACAGCGATATCGCCTTTGGAAATGGATTCCGAAAAGAACTGCTTGGTTTTAGCCAAACCATTTTGTTGGCCGAATTCCTTCAGCTTTTTACCTAGACTCTTCATGCTAATCTCCTAAAAAAGTTGTGGATTATCTGGCCACAGGGTTCTGAGCGGACAACAATTGGAATTTTACAGTACCTGTGCCAGCTAAGGCCTCAACAACTCTACCAATAGCTAAAGCAGCAGACGCAACTTTAACTAAAGATTGTGGTTGAAGAACATTTGATACTGCCGTTGGGCCTACGAAATCCCCAACTAAAAGGGCTGAACCAGTATAATCACCAGCGTAGATACCAGAGCAGTCAACACGAATTTGGTTGGCTACTGAGTTACCGTAAACAAGGGGGATATCTGCTCTTTTTAATTGACCAGAAACACCTAGGAAAGCACTCGCAAACGCAGTTTGAGTGGTTGCCAAATTGGTATCCCAAGTAAAATCAAGAGCGGAAATAGCACTACCCGAAGATAAAGCTACTAAATCGCCAACTTGAATCGCCTTAGCGGTGGCAACTGGAGCCACCACAGGATTAGTCGCATTAAAACTGTAAGTAATTGCCATTTAGAGGACTCCTTAATGATGGCTTTACTTTCCAAGGACATTTTCACGGAACTGTTGATAATTCGACTCGCCTTGGATTGCAGTCGAACTGATCGGCTTAACACTAGCTCTCACAAGAGCAACTTTTTTCCTGTCTTCAATCGCTTCTGCCCACATCGTTTCACCGATAGCGGAAAGTTGCTTTACAAAAACAGGTGTTGCCTCTAGTTTATTCTCTTTAAGCAGAGAGAATATTTTTTCTTCATTGAGTTTTTCGGCCTTCCACTTGCGAAGGTCTTGAAGTTCTTTTAAAGATTCTTCAAGCTCATCTTCGGTTGGATCTTCTTCAGTATCACCAACTTTAGCTTGTGCTGGTGTTCCAGAAGTAGGATTTCCTGTTACATCTGAGGTTTCAGCAGTAATGCCACCGAGGCCAGTTGCATTGGCAATAAGGTCAAGAATCATCTGACCTTTTGCCGAACCTTCACCTGGGCCAACGCAAATTTCCATAATTTTCTTGAGCATATCAGAAGACGGTTCTTCCGAATCCGGTGAAGCAGTTGGTTCTTGTGCGGGTGCAGCATCTGGAACCTCTTCCTTATACATTTCCTTGACAGGATTTTCTTCGGTCATCATTTTGTCATTTTTCATTGCAGTCTCCTTGGATTCAAAAATGGTGGTGGTAGTTGCAGGATTAGCAACTAGATCCACCGATCTTACTCTGTCGATTCGGACAACTCTTTCTGTACCATCTTGATCTGGAATCGATTTTCCACTAACGAGATGGGAAAAGCCTACATCACCGAGGCCATTATTTTCAGCAAACCACAAAAACGAATCAATCCCATCAGCATGGGGGTTGTATCTGAAGTCAGCGTATAAACCTTCGGAGGTAAAACGGACATTTTGAAGCCATCCTAGCCGATCAGAAAACAAAGGTGCTTCGGTTTTGTGGTCTTTATTTACTGGAGCGTTTTCGTAAAGCGGAACTGCATCACGAATCGCTTTTGGATCGTAGATTCTGCCATTCATTGAGCTAAATCCAAGGACTTTTACACCGTAAACAATACACTTGTTTCGGTCAACTACACCTGGTTTATTTTCGATGACGGCATTCATAGTATGATATTACATCCAATCGTCTAGTGTTGTCAACAATTATCCTGTTACAGTCGATGTTTTTGGTGCTTTTGCAGCGGGAAGGTTTGGTGGTGGTTCAGTCGAGTCAAGTTTTTCTGCTGAAGAACTTGACAAAGGTTGTACTGGTTCGGGGATCTTAACCACTACATCACGGAACATGAGATCGATAATCTCAGGTGTAATCGCAGGGAATGATGCTCTGGCAATCGCCTTGCCACTTTCCATTGGAATCTCACCAATAGTGCATCGATGAATAATATCGACAAGGTTGGCGATCTGTGCCCCATTAAGAGCGGAGTCTTGGACTTGCTCGCCACCACCGATTCCTTGAGTAGCACTTCCAGACTCAATCCTTGATGAAGGATTCATCGGATCAATTTCGGTAGCACCCTTTTTCTCATCAACAATTGGCTTGATGAAGTTTGATGCTTCGGTATCGTTATCAAGGCCTAATTCGGAGCGAATCGTTTGAATCGACTTCACACCCATCGAATGGTACACATTGTTCATCTCAGCTTCCTTCTGATGTTCTCTTGATTGAAGAGAATACGCTTCAGAAGTGATCTTAATGTTCTTAAGAATCTCTTTTGGGATGATTCCGTGTTCGGAAGCAAGGTGAATCTGTGACCAAGCTAGAGACTTGTTTGGCTCGAATCGACATTCGGCCAAGGATCTTCCAACAATCCCTTGCCATCGCTCAAAGGTTCTTCGTGCTGGAGCTTCTGCAATAAGTGCCGAACTGTAGTTGTTGTTGCTAGCATCACCTGACATGAGGGTTTCGCTGATCCCAAATCGTGTTGCAAGTGATCTAAGGTTTGCTTGGAGAACCTGGATAAGTCCAGCAGCGTCAACATTCGCCCCAGGGAACTCGTAGTCGATGTTTGCGGGTGCTGTGATGATCGATCCATAGCCGAATCTCTCCAGCCCAATGTTTTCGGTTGCACCCATATTATTGCTGCCACCGAGCGTAGCATCAATTTGTGAGTCAACAAGGGATGCCATTGAGTCAGGGGCAACATTGTTTACCTTCCTGATCATCGCAACCTTTGCCCTGGCTTTCGCCATCGTGACCGTAGAGGCTAAAATATCCTCGCAATTGGTCAAATTCTGAAACACAGGGTAGAAGGTGGTCAATCCACGCTTTGCATTCGCATTTGTGCCAATTTTGATGTGTATAATCTCATCCGCAGGGATGAATGTTGGTTCTCTAGATACACTAGGCTTTAAAATCACTTGGTATCCAAGAACCGAGTTAATATCGTCTTCTTCGCAAATGATACCAAATGAGTCTTTTGGCGAACCAATGTCTGTTGCATACCCTCTAACCAATTCTGGCTCGATAAAGCGAATTACGAGCATTCCATTAGCTTGTGGGAACTTTCTAATGAATACCTCTCCATCAACATGGAGTCTGTACACAATTTCATTCTCAACATCCACCATACTGTTGTATTCACGAAATATATCGAGTGATGCCTGACAGCGTTTTAACAGGTCTTCTGGAACTGGGTTCTTTAAATCGATTGATGCAACTCGCCATTTAAATCCCGAAGAACCAACAACAAATGATTGAAAGCATTGAACTAACCCATGAGCAAACTCATTAGTCGCAAATACGAATCTAGCTCTATCCCTGATGCTTTTAAGCTGCCACCAAGACAGATAGATAGGAAGTTGCTCACCTGACAGGTAATTGTCTCTAACCGCTAATTGAGCGGGATTGACCCAACCACCCATCCCCGCATTAGGAAACTGAAATGCACCATATTCGGAAGGATCGTTCCAAAATGGGCCCCAACCAGTTTGGTAACTTCCAGTATCATACGAAATAGACTCCGTGATCGATTTTTTCGACCTTGGAGTTCTAGGAGTTGTTTTCGGTGCTGGTTTTTTCTTTGCCATTTTTTAGTGACCTGATAACTATTTGTTTACGGCCACAAATCCACTTAGTGTTCCAGATGTATTTCCAGATACTGTTAATTTTACACCAGCAGCACTTATCAAAAGACCGCCACCTTGTACTGCACTAGTAAGCGTTTCATATTGCGGAATATGAATTTTTCCTGACATTGCAGTTGTTCCATCCGCTTCAAAAAACTGAATAGTGCAATCACAATCCGGTTGCAACACAAATGCGTGAACATGAGATTGACCAGTTGCAGAAAGCGTGACTGTTCCTGGAATGGTTTGCGAAATTGGTATAGAACTGTCTGCTGGCATATAAACCTCCGGTTAAGATGTACACATTGTATTGGTTTACTTGGAGAATGCAAGAGAAAATCATTTTGACGATTTGGGAAAAATAGAAAAATTTTTTGGATGCACTTTTGAATTTGACAAAATGAAACTTGACGGTTCTAAAAAAAAGTCTCTGAGTTTAGGGTGGGGTGGGGGGCTTCCTGGCCAGGCTGAGATATTAATAGGATAAACAACTTCATCGATTCAATATATTTATAGAATAAACATATCAGCAGT